TTTATTACTTTGAAGATGATTATAAGTTTTATAATGCATTATTGTCTCCATATACGTCTGAGTGTATCCACCATACGGACCTAGACACGATAGAGAAAAATAGTTACATTATCGTTAGTCAACCTAATCATACAGGTAGTATTTCGACTTGGTTTTCAGAACTAAAAACGAAGTGCGAACAAACAGATAGTAAGATATTCTTAGACTGTGCGTTCTATGGAACGTCTTTAGAAACGATGTCAGTCTATGAACCAGAGATTGATTGTGTTGCTTTCAGTCTTAGCAAAACTTTTCTACTAGGTGGAATAAGAGCAGGAATAATTTTTGGTAATGATTTAGCACCGAGTTTAACTATTCCTATAAGTAAATTATTTAGTTACAACTATTACAATATTAATGCAGTAACAGTAGCAAATGCTATCTTACCAAAGTTTGGACCATTGTATATTACTGCACCAGCAAAGATGCTACAAGAACAATATGTAAACAATCATTCGGGATATACAGCATTAGAAATATGGATGTGGGTCCATGATGAAAAGGGAAACAAAATTTGTATAACAGATGAAATACAGAATGCTATACAATTAGAATTGGATAAGGAATAATGAGATGAGTAATGTTACTGAAATAGAATTAGATATTGACTATGATAAACTTAGAAAAGAATTCTATGATATGAATGTTGACCAATTTTTGATTAAGAACAATGGTCAGATGATGCTTCAAACTATGTCAGGTACACCAGAAGAAGAACAAAGACTAAAAGGAACTCTTAGTTTATATGTAGATTATGACTACCATGATGCCTCTGACCCGAATTCAAAACCTAAAGTACGTGATGTAATATTACAAGAAGAAGATTTTTCAGAAGTTTGTGATTACTTAAAAGGCACATACACTGAAGAAGTAATCAATACTATTTTTAAAGAGTATGGAGCAGTTCGTGGTAGATATATGATGATGAACTGGAAATCATGCTTAACATATCACTATGATGAAACACCTAGAATTCATTTGCCATTAGTGACAAATGATGGATGTTTTATGATAATAGATGATAAGACTGAACAGTTACACGAGAGTACTACCTACATGGTAGACACAACTAAGAGACATACTGCCTTAAATGCAGGTGAGCATCTTAGATTTCACATGGTATTTTGTCTACCGCCCAAAGACGGTAGTACAAAGAAATCATATCATACCTGGAATAGGCATAATACTGTTTGATTTAGAATAAGTGGTCGGTGCTTAACGTTACTAAAATTCCAGTATGTTCCGCATCAGACTCTGTGATATTGGCAAATATAGCGTCTTTTTCGTCTTGGTCAGCATAATCAACTGTAATGATTACAGAAGTATTATCTTCACTCAATTCAGCCCTTTGCTTCGAGGAATCTGAAGTATCAAATCCAGCATCAGTGAATAATTTTAGTTCTTTTGCTCTCCATTCGGTAAGACCGTGAGCATCGAAGAATGCATCTACAGAAGCATAAGTTTGTGTATCGTCTTCTCCAGTAAGGATAGTTGTTTCTTTCATAATGGGTACTCCAGTATAGGGTTATATTAGTAATTACTACTCTTATTTATCAAATTTAGAAAGGAATGTCATCGTCCCAATCAAAATCTTGTTGTCCACTTTGTTCTTCTCTAAGATATGTTTCAAATGTTATATCAGGAATATGTTGATTGCCTTGACTGTACATTTGATTTAATAATACAAAGTTCTTTTTGTATGAATCTACATCTATTATCGTATCTGACTGATATTGGTCGTGAATACAAGTTAGAAATAACGCATCGCAGTATTGGATTGCTTCATCATACAGTGTCTTACCACCAATAATAAACACATCTTTTTCTGGATATGCAAAGTCTAATGCTTTAAGAATAACTTCTATTGAGTCTATTTTTGGATTACGAACTGCAAAGCAACCAGGAAAATCATCTTTACTATGAGTTGAACTAATGACATAATTATGTCTGTGCTTTAATGGTGCATGAACTCCAAGACTCTTCCAAGTAGTAGACCCCATCACAACCACATTGTCTTCGGTTAGTTGTTTGAACCAACTTAAGTCTTCTTTTATTTTTGGCCAAGGAAGACCATTTTTAAATCCTATACCACCTTGCTCATCGGCAGCCAGTATCATATTAATCATTGTCAGTCAATGTATCCTTGTTCTCATCCTCGATTTCGCCTTCAATCGTTCCAGTATCTATATCATCGCTTTCGAAATGAGAATCTAGGATAGTTTTGACATTAGTAGCAACATCTTTTTTAATCTTTTCTACATTAATCTTTACTTGGACATCAGCAATTTTATCAAATCGATGTACGAGGCTTTCCCAGTTTAAGTCTTCAGCAAGTGGTAGAGGATGTAAGAGTTCGTCACCTGACATCTCAATCTCTTGTCCACTTGCTAATGTTACCAGTATACTTTCTACATATTCTGTAGGAATACTCATTGGAAATATTTCATCCATTAACTTATCAAAGTCTGGGTCGTCCATCATTTTGATGCCTCTCTAAGTTTTAAGTATACTTATTCTGTTGCCGCCGCCGCTTTTGCTCTGGCCGCCATTGCTTTCGCAGTAGTGCCTGCTGGTCTACCTCTACCTTTTTTGGCAGGTTTCTCAGCCTTCTCAGTTAGAGACGGGTCAAATCTTACCGCTTCAGCACGTTTCTTTTCTGCTTCTTTTTCTAAAAGCATTGCTTGAATTAGTAAGTTCTGGGCAATCTTTTTATTATCGCCTGCCGCATCTGTATCAATCTGTTCTTGTACATTTTCAGTAAAAGATTGACCTCTTTCTTCCTGTACACCAACAGCATCTTCACCAGAAATCTTTGACATTTCTGATAACAACTGAGGTAAAGGTATGACAGTGCCAGAGTTAGGAGTCATAACAACTTGGTCAGCCGCTACTTTTCCTAGATAACCTTCTTTGTGTAATGTATCTAACATGCCTTGACCGTTTGGAAATACCTTGCGAGTTAGAACTTCATACAATTCTTTTGAAGATTGGCCTTCTTTAGATTCGATGGCCTCCATAAAAGATTGATGATATTTGTCTGGCAAAGAATCACTGTAAACTACTAACGCATTCTCTGGTTCGTTAGGTAGTTGCATAAAGACAACACTCAAACGAGTGCCAGTGCCTTTATGTTTGCCTACGTGTTTAATAAATGATGCCATTATGCTTCTCCTTCAGACTTTACATCTGCGTTTTGACCTGATTCGGCATCTCCAGCCGCTTCGGCTGCCGCTGATTGTGCCGCTTGAACATGGTCTACAAATTCTTTGACTTTGTTTGCTACTGCACCAACTGATGATAGTTCATTAGCCTGAAAAGCGCCACGCTTAGATGCGAGGTCAATGATGTTGTAAATGTTTACCAAATCATTTACTGTAACACTTGGCGCTACTGCTTCTGGTGCCGCTGTTGTTTCTTGTTCTGACATAAAATTACTCCTTTGTCATTTGTTAAATTGATATTATATAATATGAATTTTTACAATTCACTATACTATTCTACATGGTTTGAATCATTAAGTCAACCATTTTTCATATAATTATTACATTTGGTTGACATTTTTCGCATACCAGTTCAAATAATCATCTGGATTGAACTGAATGTGTCCTTCTGGCAAATCAAGCCATTGTTGTAATCTAGGCAAAATCTTTCTATAACTATGAGATAACTCATATGGATGTATGATAAATTTGTTATCTATATTTTCTATAAAAGTATTTATTGTTCTATAAAACTTAGCATTCCCATCATATTTGCTCCATAATTCCTTTATATCATATGGCCATGTACTTCTATCAGAGTTTAGCCCTCTCTCTCTCACCTGGCTAGCAATACAATCAAATGGTTTACTCAGTATGATTATATTATGTGTGCCTGTGCCACCGCCATGCTCCCAATTACACGATACATAAGGAACATTTATCATATTTCCTATATAGCCTTGCATGCCATATTCGAAATCATAGATACAAATCATTTTCTTATCCATCTTATGCGTTTCTTATATTTTGTAGTAGTAATATCAGAGCCACATGGACACCAATCCCATGTACAAACTTTTGAATGAGTTGGCCATTTAATCAGATGTGGAGCAGTTATATGTCCTAAGTGAATATCACCACAATGACTGCCAGCCACCACATTGCCATTGGTTGTTACATTCATTTTTTCTAATCCTACGTTACAATCCCATCCTTTCCATGTGTTTGTTCCAGAGCCATACATTTCATTCGTATGTGCTAAAACTCTTTTTCCTGTAGTTGTGTTTACCCAAAACATTGGTTCTGGATGAGTTCCTGGACATGAATCCCATCGATATGAATCCTGTCTCGTGTCTTTTAAATTAATTCTCTCGTATTGTTTCATACGGGATATAATAATATCTTCGTATTTCAATGTCTCTCCATAACCCAATTGTTTCTGTAAGGGCTTTAAACCTAATTGTTGACCGCTTCTTAAGTTCTTTATAAAATAATCAGCGGCTTCAAAACATAAATCTGAAAGAGATGGGTACACACAAAGAGCAACCGAAACATCTTTAACACCTTCGTCAACGAGTGTATTAACAACATCAGTCATATGTTTATAATCTGCAAATTCAGGATGATAACTGAACAGTATAGTATTCATCAGATGTGCATTCTTTTTCCACCATCTTACAGAACGAGAACCATTTGATTGCCAACTTACGTGACTATCAAGTGATTCTTCTTTTATAATTTCTAATGCTTTATCGAAATCTTTCCAGATAGACAATTCACCGCCTAATAAGTTCCAGTGAATCTTTTTTCCTCTTCTTGTATAAACATTATTTGCTACTTGTACAAAGTGTTTAAAATTTACAAGTGATGGCCATGGAGAACTGCCATCATAGTTTTCAGGTGAACAATAAGTACAACTATAATCACAAGTGTTGCCTACGACCCAGTCTATCAAAACATAATTATTTCCACCACCTCGCTCAAACATATCATATTCTTCTAAGAATTTTGTATTTGCAGTGGAATTACTTTCTATATTAGAATGAATTTCTAATGGAATTATTCTGTTGCTTTTTGCCATTATGCACTTTTCGATTTAGTTTCGTCTATAGTTATGTATTTAAACCAGATGTCATGGTCTATGTGAGAGGGATTGACTCCGTTTACTAACTCATAAAAGTTTGGTTGTTTTGGTTCTTTGTAGGGCTTAATATCTGTTCGACTTGCTTTCTGGTTATTACATTTCCTACAAGACGAAACAATATTTGTCCATTCAGTTTTACCACCTTTAGATTTCGGAATAACATGGTCAAGTGTTAAATCTTTATGACCAAACATCTGTTTGCAGTATTGACAAATATAATTGTCTCGTAGATAAACATTACTTCTATTGAACGATGTGTTGGTCCGTTGTTTAACAAAGTCTCTGGTCATTATAACACTAGGAACTGTCATTGTTATGTTAGGACTATGTACTTGCCAATCTTTATGCCATTCTAGGACGTTAATTCTGTCCAACCAGACGAGTTTTATGCTCTCTTGCCATGTGAGGGTTGATAAAGGTGCGACACTTAAAGGATTGCCATCTGCATTTAAAAGTAGTGTATCTCTCATGGTAGATATTTATCTAATATACAAATGTCAAAAACCCCACCGTTTAGAGTGGGGTTTGAGAACTATGAATTCAATGAACTATTAATCAAACAACTCTTCAAATACTTCTGGCTCTGGCTCTACATATTCTATAAGTGGGTACTTTTCTAAATCATTATCTGATTCTTGTGAACAGTAAATAATACTAACCCATGCTCCTTTAGGTTCTTTACGATATTCAACGTGTGAAAAGTGACTTTGAAATATATTTAATAGTTTGTGGAACTTTTTTAAATCTTTGTCTAACAAATGGGCGTGATGATATTCCATAATCAATTCTCTAACATTAGACCAATCTTTAATAGCGGGTATTACTTCGTATTCGCCGCCTTCAATATCCATTTTGATAACAGTTGGATTAACTCGTTTCATAATATCATTGATATTTTGAGCATTAACTGTTACGGTATCACGTCCTCGTTTTGCTACAAGTGAGTGAGCGCCTTTGTTTCGTTTTACATTAATACTGAAATTTCTTGTGGTATCGTTATTACCAACAACCGCCGCATTATTCAACTGAACACTACTATCTACATTGTTTAATTTACAATTGTCTGTTGCTAAATTAAAATTATCAAGGTCAGGCTCAAACGAATGTACCTCTTTAACTCCTCTTTTGAATGTTTGAATAGTAAACATTCCTATGTTCAGTCCAAAATCTAATACTACATCACTTGGTTGTAAGTTGAGTTTTCTGTATTCATTGCCTCTAATAACTTCATTGACAACGAACTCGTCACTTGTGTCCTCTCGGACTTTTGCTTTAACATCCTTTACTTCGATTTCTTTAATAACCTGATTCAATTACTACTCCTTTTTTATTTAATATTATAACATATCGAGAATTCCAAGTCAATAGTTTGCTTAGATTTCTCAGCCTTCGCTATAATAGGCATGTTCACCGAAAGGTGGGACAATGCTTTCAGAACCGTGAATGATAAACAGACTATCACAATAACTTTCATCACCCCAGGAATCCCAAGGCATACCATCTGTAAACATAATAAACTTATCAGGCTCAATATCATTATCTTTCATAAACTGGTAGTTAACATCAAAGTCAGTTCCGCCGCCACCGATAATCTCGTATTCTTTAAGTTCATCAGCATTGTATGGGTCAAACTCTTTATAACCCTCGCCGTTTACTTCGGTATCAAATGTCCAAACACGAATTTTGAAGTCTTGGAACTGTTGCATAATGCCAGACATTTCACCAAGGAACTCTTCAATCATAGAAGATGAAATAGAACCAGAAACATCAAGTGCAATTGCAACATCAATTTTCTCTTCATTCTTTTGACCAGGAAGGTAAACACCCATTGATTGTGATTTACGAGATTGTCTCATAAATGTGAAATCACTTTTCAAAAGACTTTGAATTGAAATGTTAAGAAGTTCACGCCAATCCATCTTAGGATTAGTCATGCCATTTATAATTCTTTTAACATCACCAGGAAGAGTACCAGCATCAGTTGATTGTGCCGCTTGTATTACAGCCTGTTTCATCTGGTCTTTAATCGCTTGGGCTTCTTGCTTAGAAACTTTGATAGGTGCATTACGACCAGTAGGGTCATCTTTACCTTCACCATTACCTTCACCAAACATGTGTTGGTCTAATGTTTCTTTATCATCGCCCTCACCAGTTTCTTTAAGGTGTTCATAAATTTCTTCTGTATAACTTCTGTAATATTTTCTATCGTGTAATGCCATCTTTGGCATAACACCAACCCGTGATTCAACTAATGCTTGGTTAACTTTATAGTCAGCCGCAATATTCCAAAGTTTCATATCACGTGAATTTTCTTCCATGTCCATCAAACGACCATACTCGCCACAATGTTCATATACACAGTGAAGAACTTCGTGACCAACAACGAAATCAATTTCTTCTGGCGTCATAGTTCGGAAGAAATCACAGTTGTAATAAAAATGTTTGCCGTCAGTTGCGGCAGTTGGACACCATTCTGACTCGACTAATTTCAATCGAGTAGCAAGTGTACCAAAAAACGGATGACGGATGAGAAGTCTAACACGACTACTCACAATCATTTCTTTAACTTCTAAATCAGTGTAATCAAATACTACTGGCTCTGGCAGGGTATCATCAATCTCAACGCCGTTAGCGGCTAAGATATCATCTAACGCACTGTCTAATTCTTGTTCATTTGAAACTGTTGGCATATTTTATCCTTTATTTAAAGTAGACTTTCATATGCATTTTCACATATATAAGATGCAGTTTCGTCTAGTTCGCTAAACGCTTCTAGTTCAACATCAGTTAGTGGTGTACCGTCTAACTTTTCTGCACTCTCAACATATGCATCACAAAAATCTGGATAGTCGTTCATATCAACGCCACCTAGTTCAATGTTTGTTACTTCGTTAAATTTTATCATATTTTTACCTCTCTAATTATTTAATATACTTATATTATAGCACGAATATGGGTTTTGTCAAGTTTTAAGCACCTTTTGTGCCTCAATCCATAAAGAACTGCCCACAACTTTGTCCATAGCATCGACTAATTGTTTCATTTCTGCTTTAAATACTGACGCAAATCCACTATCAAATCGAAATATTGTCTCTGAATTGTCTATCATATCAGCCAACTTTATAAATTGTGCCTCTGCTGGTGCTTGTGCCAATCTGGCTCTATCTATACCTTTTCGTATAGTCCTATTTCCGTCTTCAGGCTTTGAAGTATCAGTTAACCATTGAACTAAAGTAGCAACATCGTGTCCAAATAAGGCGTTAATATCAGCCAAAGTGTATTGTGTATCTTCTACAACATCGTGTAACAACGCACCAGCCTGCTGGATTTCGCTACCACCGTGTCTTTGTACCAAATCTGCTACTGATATCGGGTGAACAATATAGTCTTCACCAGTGTATTTCCGCTTCTGGCCTTCGTGGGCTTTAGTCGCAAATTGTAATACATCTGATAACATTGTTAATACCTCTTTATTGAATATACTTGTATTATAACATAATAACGATACCTGTCAAGTTTTAAGAAAATTTAACATAATTGACTTTTGTTTCATTTATTGTATCATCTTTCCAAGCAGTTCCAAGTGATTTTACCTTACAGGAAACCTTAATATTATTCTTGCTATTAGCAATATCTTCATTTGACGTAAAGAAGGACAGTCTGTGATTATCGGTTGTAATAGCATTAACCATATAACCTGACCCACCATATTGAGTAGTTGCTATATATTTTGATGTGAGTATTTCAATCTCAGTATCAACTTTTTCACCAATTTGACCTAAATGACCAGTTTGGTTACTTCTTTCTTTCAATTCATCATCTTTTGAATTTTTCTTATAGTAAGTAGGAATATAGGCGGCAATTCCCATTACATGGCTACTTAGTGAACTATCATCAGCCAGAAACTTAGCAATTCCGTTCTCAAATTCAGTTAGATTATCAGAAAGAATTTTAAATGCAAACTCATTCTCAAGGTATAGCATTATTTCTTTTGCTTCCTGATATGTTTTATTTGTAATCAAGTGACGATAATTCGTTAGAATGCCTATAAGTATTTCTTTGTTACTGAAAGCAATCTTTTTAAATTCGCCTTCATGGATATCATATGAACCCGAGGTCTTAACATAAGTATCATTAAATTGGGTTGCAACGATTGATGCACTTAGTATTTCTGTTTTAGTGAAAGAATGAACAGAATCTTTCTCTTGCATATCTTTCAATGTTTTTTCAGAATCAGTAAAATTATACTTACTAAAGTATAGGACTACTTTAGAGTCATTAAAATCTATATATGTGTGTTTTTGTGAAGTGTCTATCATATCCGCTACTTTTATTGAATTATGATATAATTATAGCACAAAACCTATACTTGTCAAGTTTTCGATAGTAAAATACTCGCATTTGCCCCACCAAATCCAAAACTATTACATAATACTGAATTCACTTCGTGTGGTATTGTGGTTGGTGTATATTTTATATTATATCCACTTTCTAATTCTTCTATGTTTAGTGATGGTGTTATAACATCATTCTTTAACGAAAGTAAACTTAACGCAGTCTCCATGGCACCAGCCGCTCCCATGAGATGTCCTATTTGTGACTTATTTGCAGTAATCCACACATCTTGTAGTCCCAGTCGATTAATTGCATCTATTTCAATATAATCGCCCATAGGAGTAGATGTGGCATGAGCATTAATTAAGTCAGGAACTCGCCAACCTCTGCCTTCTCGTAGAGTATCTTTCATACATTTCTCTATCATTTTGCCTTCGGGGTGCGGTGCCACGACTTGATAAGCATCATTCGTCATGGAGTAACCAGATATCTCTGCCAATGTATCTGATGTCTTCTCATTAGATAATAAGAACATTGCTCCACCCTCACTAAGTACCAATCCATCACGTTTTGTGTCCCAAGGTCTACTTGCTTTGTGTGGATGGTCATTATACTTAGTAGATAATGCTCTAAGTTTTCCGAACTGTTTATAGGAATCTGGTGCTATAGAATCATCAAACGCACCAGCAATTATATTATCTGCTTGTCCAGTTTCTATTAGCATACATCCCATAATAATACTATAGATTCCAGTAGAACATGCACTTGTAGTCGTGGTGCTAGGACCTGTAAATCCATATTGGATATTAATATTATTAGATATCATATTTGGTGTAAAGGTGAAAGTGTTGTCCACATCATTAGCATTAGCCCGTATACTTTCTAGGTACATACTTAGTGAAGATGAAACTATTACACCAGTTCTTTCTTTGTTTAACTCTTTACCATCTAATAGTTCCTGTGCTGATGCTAATGCCCATTGCATGTATTGTGGCATCTTCTCACGGTCTCTTTCAGATATACTAGAATAATCTTCGGCATTGAATTTCACTTCACCTGCAACTTTAGACCTGACATATCTATTATGTGGAAACTTAGTTAGTGGTCCATAACAAACTTTATTATTTGTTACTGCTTTCCATGTTTCGTCTAAGTTACCAAAGGGACTTATCCCACTGATTGCGTTAATATATACGGTCATTTTTTAAATTTAATCTTTTCACCTGTTGCGAAATCTCTAACATTCACTCGCCAAATATCTTGTTTTGTATTATAAACAGATGCATCTTTCTGAATTAGGGTCATGTTATCAGATTTACCATTTGGTCTACGTTTACGTCCGTGAGCATGAACTTTATGCATTGTATCTCCATAATTAATATTATCTGGAGAATTAGTAGTTGCGATAATTTCAGTTGCTCCTTTTGTTAAAGCCCAATCAACTTGTGCTGGCATAATTGCTCTAAAGCAAAAGTTGTGTTGCATTTTTCTAAGAGATATCTTTTCACTTGCCATCCCACGATATGCTTTCAGTGTAGCCATTCGATACATTATTCTATAACAATCTTTGTGAAAATGTGGATAATAATGTGAGCCACTTATACTAATAATTTTATCACCATGATACACTACGTGCCATTGTTCCAGTTCGCCCCATTTACCGAACTTCATTGCTTTTAGACTAGAGTTGTTATCGATGCCTTCTGCCGCACAGTCTTCACAAAATGCTAGAACATCATTCAGAATACCAGGAGTATATTCAACTAACTTGAATTCTAAATTATTAGCACCTATCCACGTTTCTAAAACGTTCATTAATTTCCAGGTGAAGCAATTGTTCCGTCGGAAGACGACTTTACCTTTCCCTTAGTTTTAACAATCTTTGAATATTTTTCTAGGTTTTCCTGTAGTACTTCATCGTGTGACTTATCACTAAAGAGTCTCTTCTTGTGCCATTCATAGGCATTAGGTGCATTGACTCCATTTCGTTTTGCTGATGTTCGAAGCCATGAGAACTTTTCATTTGCTTGTTCCATTAGATGTGGTCTTGTGTTTAGTTTAATATCATCATCAAACTTACTACTAGCAACCGCCATCATCGCCCACATAAAATCTGGAACTCCTGATTCAGCATTGTTGGCAGGTATCCTATATTCTCTCCAACATGCTTCTTTATGTTTTTCGTCAATACCCATTTGTTTCATTTTCTTCCAAAATGGAGTATCTTCTCTTTCTGTTAATGTATAGTGAAACAAAATAAATCGTTTAATTGTTTCAATTAGCCAATCTATGTTTTTGTTGTATGCATGGATTGACCCTCTGCCAATGATTTCATCTTTTTCTTCTGCACGAGTAATTAGATTACTACATAATTGAAATCCTGCTTGAGCAATACCTAGAATGTTTGCTTCCATTGGCTCAATCATAGAACCTGTCATGCCAATTGATACAAGATTTTTATTCCATTGAGTTTTATATTTGCCTGCTTCCCAAGACATATGTTGTGGCTCTTGAATAAATTCATGACCTTCCCAATACTTTTTATATTTCTTCATTGCATCTTCAACAGATATCTCTGTCTTGTCAAACACATATCCAGAACCCATTCTATTGTACAATGGAATAACAAATAACCATCCTTCATCCATTGCATTACTCATAGTGTATGGACGAAATTCTTGTTCTACGTTCTTGTATTTTATTGGTGCAACAACTACATCAGTACATGGTATCTCTGGCATAGGAACCCATTCTATATCCATTGTTTTTGTCAACACTCTATGGAATCCAGTACAGTCAAGGAACAAATCACCTGTGATTTCTTCACCCTCTTCGGTAACAATTGAAGTAATATAACCATCATCATCTTTATTAATCTCAGTGATATGACCATGTAGATGATTAACACCCTTAGGAATTGCAATCTTATCTCTGATTATTTCTGGAAATCTATTTGCATCAACATGATATGTAACACCTTGCCAAGCACCGACTAATAAGTTATCATCCCAATCATATGGCGACTTGTTGTAATCCATAAGGTATGTTGCCTCTTGCATATCTTGTGCCATTTCCCAATGATTTTTACGACCATCACGTAATAACTGTAACCAATAATCGTTCCACTTATCATCAACGCCAGGTTGTCCTTTAGAATTTTTAAATAGGTCTTCCTTTTCTAATGGATGATATAGACCTGATGTAATATTCTTTTCAGGTAGTGCATAAGAGAAACCATAATATTGTTCGTCCCATCGTGAACACCAAAAATGATTAGTGTTATGGTCACGTTTGCCTTCGATATTCCAACCAACAAATTTGTTACCTAGTTTGTAAACAGAATTTGTATGCCTCATCCAATCTCGTTCTTCTAACCCAATCTCTTTCATCATTGTACCCAGTTGAGGTAATGTGCTTTCGCCTACTCCGATTGGTGGGATTTTATCGCTTTCAATGATAGTTACTTTGATATTAGGATGTTTGACTGCCATCCAGGCCGCTGAGAACCAGCCACCAACTCCACCGCCTACAACAACAATACTTTTTACTTTAGATTTCATTTAATTCCCCTTTTCGTAAAATGTCTTTTACGATATGTCGTTTAATTTTGCCCATCGCATTTCTTGGCAAATCTTCTGTCACAATTATAACTTCTTTAGGTAGTTCGTAGTGCATCAATTTTTTCTTTATGTGTTCGGTTATCTTGTATTTATTCAATTCACTATCATCACTTCTTATCACGGCGACTAGTTCCTTCTCTCCTAGACCTCGTTCTCTGTATGTAACACACACTTCATCTACACCGTCACAACTAAGAATAGCATTCTCTACTGCTAATGGTGATACATTAAAACTATTAACTTTAATCAAATCTTTTGCTCGTGTCTTAAATATCAACTTGTTATGTTTTCTTTCAAATACATCACCAGTACACCAATATCCTTCTGAATTGATAATTGTCTCTTCACTATTCAAGTATTGCCTAGTTACTGTTGGTCCTTTCAACCACAATACACCAAATCTATCTAACTTATGCTCATAAAATTCTAATACTTCCAGTTGCAATTTGTGTTTAGTATCGGGTTCAATAAGATATGTAAGTGCAGGTACGTGTGTTTCTGTACACCCATAAAGATGTCTAACAAGTGGAACTCCCTTATCAAACAATAGGTCAATTACTTCTGTAGTAATTGCGGTACTGCCAATACTCAACTGTCGGTAATGAGACATACTATAATCTTTCCATTTACGAACTTTTTGTAAAGCAAGTAACATTGCTGGTACCATTGTACCGATAGTAGGCTTCCATTTGTTACACAATTCTATATATCGTCTTGGTTCGAACTGCTCAACAATTACAGTAGCACCTTTCATTAATCCAGGTAGTGCGTATAAGTATAGTCCTGCAATCGTTGATGGTGGAAGTTGAGATAATATTACATCATCAGATGTTAACTTGTGTATTGAAATACTATGTAGACATCCTAGCATACATCCAGCGGCAGAGTGAACGACCGCAGATGGATTACCATTCGTGCCACTTGTGAATAAAACAGTATAGGTAGCATTATCATCTTTAACATATACTAGACCTTTGTTGTGTGGTTTTAGGTCTAAGGCATCTTCCTCGCTCATTATAACATGGTCTGGTTTACAAGCATCGATAATATCAAATAAGTAATCTTCTGGTAGATTAGGATGAGTTGGAATGAATGTTATACCTAGAATATCACAAGCAAGAACCATTCTCACATAGTGATATTCTTTTTCACTTGCGAATAGTATAGATTCGCCTGGTCTAACGGCAGTAGACAGTATGGCAGCCAGTTGTTCCACACTTTCAACGAGTTCAGTATATGTATATTGTTTATCTTTCCAGACAAGGGCAGTATTTGACCCGTGTTCCCACGATGCCTGTTTTATAGTTTCGAATATCATAATTCTATTATACCATAAAAAAAGAGGGAAGTCAACAGACAACCCTCTTTTCATCTTAGTCTTGTAGTCTAGGATAGCCTGATACCTTACGTATCCCGGCAGCCTCCTAGTGGGCTATTAGTTTAGGCGTTATGAGCCTCGATGATAAGTTTACCATGCTTTTTGAAAAACTTCTCAATACAAGGAACTTTACGTGGCTCTAATGGAAGTTTGTAAACTTTAAGAGCAGTTCGCCCACCCAATACTGTCATTTCAGTATCAAAGTTGTTCATCATAAACTCAAAGAAGTTGTTTGCCATAGTGTATAACTCTTCCATCTTATCTTTACCATTACGGTCAACAAAGTCTTTCAACTCATAACATAGTGAAGTAGTCAATGAAAACATTGCTGAAATCTCACGTGCTTCACTTGAAAGTGTAGTAACCGAGCCATTCAGAATATCAGCAGGAACAGGCAACTTACTTGACAAGGCTCTGTGAGCCATAAACTTAGTAGCAACACCATCACCGACAGTACCCGCAATCAAATCGTGTAAACGACTTTGAGAAATATCTTCACCTTCTTTAGGCAACATTTCTGAAACAAAAGTCCAAGAACGAGGAGTAGCAAAGGCACGGCTCGCCTGGCGTGGGTCAAAGTTAAATAAGTCCATCTTGTTAGAAGTTAAGAAACCAACAACATCAGCACTGATTTTGTTCTCTAATGCCCAAGTCTGCCAATCTTCAAAGTCAACACCCATTTCTAAGTGAACAAAACGGTTAGCAAGTGGTGAAGGCATTCTATAAGCAACACCTCTATCACTCTCTCTGTTACCAGCCGCAACGATTAACACGTTATCTGGTAGCACATAAGAACCTAAACGACGGTTTAGAATTAACTGATAAGCCGCGGCTTGAACTGATTGTGGTGCTTGGTTCATTTCATCTAAGAAAAGAACAACACTTTCATATTGGTCAGCAAGTTCTTGGCTAGGCAAATCTGAAGGTGTGGCCCATTCCATAGTACCATTCTTCTCATTGAAGTATGGAATACCTCGTAAATCTGTGGGCTCCATAAGAGCGAGACGAAGGTCAATCATATAACCAGAGCGTTCTTGTGTAATACTATCTACAATCTCTGATTTACCAACACCAGGAGGTCCCCAAATAAACACAGGACGCTTTCGATTCATAGCATAGTTGATTTCAGCACGAACGTCACTAGGACGAACCACTCTCACATCTAAATCATTTGTTGATACTTTATTCATAACTTACCTCTCTATTTAATATACTAATATTGTAACACAATTCGTGGATTTGTCAAGTTTTTGACTTATTGACCCAAATAATCACGTTTCAATACCTCTAATTTCTCACCAGCATCATTCAGAATGAAATCTTCTACTGTTTTATCAAAAATACTCATGTATTCATCGCCAAAAAGAACATCCCAACCAGAAAGACATAGGTCAGCATCAACGAAACTCCAGTTAACTTGACCATCTGATAACCTATTATCAGTATCATCTACTGCTTTATTGAATGCTTCTATAAACTTAGGGAATTTTTTGTATTTCACTGACATTTGTTATCCTCTTTTCGATTATCTATACTTACAGTATACATCGATTCGTGGATTTGTCAAGTTTTTATTTGTCAAAAAAGGTCTTATTTTGTACCCAAAGGTCAATATCACCATCAATCATCAACAATTCTACGGCAGGTACTTCTTCAAATAAAACTAATGTTGATTTTCTTAGATAATATGGTGTATTAAGATACTTGTCAAGTGTAAGTATTTGGTTACCTGTACCCATTGCTACTTTTCTGTGCTTATGCATTGTAGAAGAATTCAACTTCAGTTCTATATTATATGTTTTGAAATGTTTTTTGAGAATATCTCTGCCAAGGGGTGATACTCTAAATCCTGTATCAGGCTGGGCACTAATAAAGATATCAGTAATAGTGATTTCTTTTCTGCCTGCTGTTTTTCCAGTCGTGTGTTTGTTAATATAACTTATTAACTCTTTCTTGTCCACAGTTACAACTCTAGTTTGTCACCCTTTGTAAGAACATACACTTCAAAATCATCACATCTAAACAACTTGTTTAATCTTTGTGCTAGATTGATTGCGTGTCCAGGATTACTGAATGACACTTTTTTATATTTTGGACCAGGAAAATTAACCAATGAATTGAGACTGCGTAGATTTATCGCTAATCCTTTGTAGAAAACTGAATATACTGCGGTTGCCTTGAGTACTTGCTCACTGCGATATGTTTGATTATCTGTATGCTCCAAGATTATCGTAGGTTTAGGTCTAGCCATAAGAGTATCCTTATTATTGGTTATACTCTTATTTATCAAATTTTATGTATTATATGCTGATTTAATTGATATATTAGTCGAAATTATTGTAAAATTGGGGATGATTTAAAATAATACCAGACGCCAGACTTTAAACAATATATCTTATTCCATTGATTATCATCAGGAGATTTATATATCAACTCTGCTATTTCCTTTGCATATTTAGATATATTATCACCTTCTTCAAGATTCGCTGGATTTACACCCAAAACTTGACAAGTATCACTAATCTGGGAAATCATTGCACTTTGTTGAACTAGTCTTGCACTAGAATATTTGAAACTGATAGGGTAGTCTATCTTGTCAACTGCTGGCAGATGTTCTCTTTTATCTTTCATACTAGTGTTACCATACGTACTTGTTACATAACAAACTTTAACTGGTATTTTTAATCTATTCATTTCAGAGAGCAAAGAATAAAAGAAGAATATATTAGGAGAAATCGTTAAAAAAAATGACTTGAATGTGGGTAGAGTATTAATCCAAACATTACCTGTTGAATCAACAGGTAATTTACCTGTTCTGCCACCATTTTCATCTAAATTAACGTTAATAACAATATTCAAAGGACTATCTTCAGGAGAAATAATACTGTTCACATATTGAGGAATATGTTCTTTTATAAATTTCTCTGGCATTGTATAATCAACATTATGTCTACCAAACACAATCGGATTATGTAAGTTTTTTATGATTTCTTTACTAAAAGAGGTCGATGCCCCAAACATCCAAGTTTTCATCTCTAATTCCTCTTTCTAAATCCCGCTTCTTCTAATGATTTTGGCACAGTAAAGTATTCTTTTGCATTGTCAGGATTTAATATACTATGAATATCAAATCCATTATCAAAGTAATCTTTTATATATCCTGCAAGTTCTCTATTCTGTGGGATAGTCATATGACATTCTCTGAGCATTTCTACTTCCTCATAATTATTCCACCATTCATCAATATCGACACCTAAATTGCCTATATGTACCAGTTCATAGATATCTAATAATAATATATTTTTATGTGAACGAAGAACATCATTTTTCATTGCTTGAGCCATAGAATCCCAAGAATCAGGATACATTGCGGTTATGCGTTCTTGGTATTGTAGAATTTTTTTATCTGAGGAACTTAAAGTATAGGAGTTCTCATAAGGAGAATAATTTATAAAAGTATTGGCAGCAAGTGAACCCTTTACATCACGACCATTCCATAATAGTTCTTTATTAGTTTTCTTATCTATGAAGTGTAATCTACGTGGTTCGGTAGCAACGAATATAACTTTAGAGTACTTACTTAAATCTTTCTTACAGAGTAAGTCATAACTGTAAGGAATTGATGAGCCACTTATAGCAAAGTTTTCAATTTCTTCATTATATAGTTCAGAAAGAAACGTGGGCCATCCTATAGTTACATGCTCGTGTGCATAACTATCACCGAATATACCAATCATTTCTCAAATGTCCCACCATCGAATACTTTAGTTTCTACAGAATCTATTTGTTTGAGTTCTAGTAATAGTAACGCAATATCATTTTGGATATCAAGTGCTTCGTTCATTGGCAATGTTATCTTGTTGTCACCTCTTAGGTTTGCTCGTTTAATCGTTGCTAATAGATTTTTTAGACTTTTATAATTCATCTCGTTTAATCGCTAATTTTGTTTCGTTTTGCATTTCAGATTTAGTTTTAAACGGTCCTATAAAACTGTAAGTATTTAGTGTATTTAGTTTCCCACCGTAAAACCATCTCCAGTCAGTTGGAAATCTTACTCCGTAATACCCAGCAACATATCTTACTTTACTTGTTTTACTTTTAGTATAAGTTGGAATTTGTTTCCCTTTTAACTCTATTGTTTCTATGTTATATGGCATATGTTTAGAAGGATATTCATCTACAATTCCTAATGAAGTCTTCAATGCTTTTCTTTCAGATAAAGGATTTGATTCAACTACCGAACTTTCTTTTGCTTCTAGTATCCTCTCACCAAAACGAGAGGTAAGTTCAGTCAAAGATATATGTTCGTTAGTAATAGAACCACCATCTATATTTTTTATATTTAATTCAAAATCATCAGACGAACATAAACGAATTGTGCCTATTTTAACTCCTGAATTCTCTACAATCCAAAACTTATCTTTAACTATTTGCTTTGTATATATCATAACTCGGTCACACAAGAAATATTATTTAGATTCCAGTAGTCTTTAAAATATGCGACACACTCTTCTTTATTACTAGTCATTGATATACCATGTTCTGCTAATAAATCAATATTGCCTTGTTGCCATTTCTTAATCGCATCAGATGTTAAGTCAACTCCTGTTATATCATTGATAATACGAATAGGAGATTCATCTGTGCCGAATACCAATTCGACTGGTGATATTGCATCATGGGTTAGAGAAAAGTGATTATAGGACTGAACATTCTCAAATGAATTTTCTACAAAAGACTTCCAGTTAAGTTTTTTGTAACCTTCTGTATTAATAACTTCACGTTGCCACTGATATATCAATTCTGGAGTTTTAGAAAGTATATTGTTTTTGACCCATTCTACCGCATCGATAGACATAAATTTCCCTAAGTCATTTATAAAATCAATTGGCTCTAATTGAACCCAACGTTTCAACATCATTAATGAATAAGTTATGTGGGAATCAGACCAAGGATAAATGTTAATTACTTTTGCATTAGTAAATGAACTCCAGTCTATGTTACGGTGACTGCGTAATATATAGTTTTTGGTAAAATGAGAATCATTAACTAATTTATCCCTTTCATCTTCTGTGCTGAACTTCATCTTATGGGACATATCCTTATCACGGTGAATAAGATTTACTTTTAGATTATGTTTCATCATCTCTTCCGAATGAAACAGTGCGTTAGTTTCTCTGCCCTTATATCCTCTGTAGAGGCTGATATCATCAAAAGCAAGGTCTAACACAGGAGTTATGTACATATTAGCAAAACTATCGATTGCACAACCAGAAATATCAGTTTTAGGAGATGTAAATTCTGCATCTATCTTCGCACTTAGGAAGTCACCCACTTTTTCACCACCACAGCCACCTGCGTAGTCTATGATATACAAATTGCTCCAATCTGTACCGTTTAACGTGATTTCAGTATCTTCCATGTTTCTTTCCAATTCTTTACATTGTGACATTCAGTATATGCATATGGACCATATTCAATTACTTGAGCAATGCCATAATCATTACCGCCAGGTTGTATATTGTCACCAAAGAATATCAAACTATCTTGGAATGTAAAATCTTTTAATATTTGTGCTTTATCTTTGCCTATCTCAATAATGTCTAATCCTGTTTCGCCTGCAACTTGTGACACTAGACCTAATTTCTTAGTAAACTTCTTGTTAAATTCATCTGAGATAGTTTGTCTTTCACTAGTTAGTTTATCAAACTTCACATATTTCTTTCGTTGTACTCTGTTAGCATTTCTGCCAACAACACTAAAGTTTAATAGTCCTGGTCTTGATTCAAAATGATTGCCTGTAGCAATATCAAAATCACTACTAATAGATTTCTTTAATAAGAAGGCATACGCATCACGTGGTAGTTCCAGATTTTTAGTATTCATTACGCATACACCATTTTTATATTTGGTATTGCCAGAAGAATTGTATACACATTCTACCTTTTTAAATACTTCTTCACCTATTTGTTCTATTGTTTTACTTTGGTCACTTCCTGTAACTAAGTAAACATTATTCCACTTGACGAATTCTAAGAACCATAGTCTAAAGTCTTCGTTTATTCTATCTCTACTTGGAGTTAGAGTGCCGTCTACGTCAAATATAAAATGCATTAGGACGGATACGGATTATTAAGTATTTTAGCAAGTTCGTCAGGTGACTTAGCAAGATTTTGTAAATCGTGTATGCCACAGAACTTTAAGAAGTTCATACCAACACCACTGTTAGTCTTAGGAATACTATTCTCTGCAATAGTTTCAATAAACTTTACTTTAAGGTCGTGTGGTTGAGCAGTTAAGTCTACTAGTTTCACGTTGCGTTCATAATCATCACGTACTGTATGCTCTACACCATTATGGTCAGTCCAACGTTGTAACATAAAGTTATTCCAGTTAAAACCACCAGCATCTTTGTCTGCGAATGCTTCTAACATACCAATTTTGTTCTTGGTACCTTTCTTACGACAACCAGGATATGCTGAAAAGATATTATCTGATGTATCACCACGCACACATTTCTCAAACAATGCCCACTTAGGGTCTACTTTCTCTTTGATTTCACCAGTCTTCTTCTCTTTGATAGGGGTCATATTCTTATCATCTTTAAAGAAACCATCTTTAGTAATGATACGATTTTGTACGCCATCATACATAGTTACATTGTCTGTGATAAGTTGGAAGTAATCACTGTCACTTGATACGATAATATGATTATCATTTGGATGTGCCGCAATAAACAAAGCAATCATATCATCTGCTTCTGCTTCGGAATTCTGTAACATAGTTACGTTAGTTTTTGCGTCTAAGAACTCTACCATGTCTGCGTAGGCATCGAACATAATTTGGTCTTCTTCTTGTTCTCTGACACTCTTGGCCATACGAGCAACTTGTCTGTTCTTCTTATATGGTTCATAGAAGTCTTTACGCCAACTACGACCTTCTAAACAGAACACGGCATGGTCTGCGTTGAATTTGTTATAACATAGTTTTACACTACTAAGCATAATATGATATGCCATACCAATTTTCATATCAATATTAGCACCACGCATTGCTACGTGCTTTGCTCTATGATACATATTAAACGAATCTACTAAGATGTATGTACTCATGCATTCCTCACTACTGTATTAAAGTTACTACTATTATAACACGAAAACGTTGTTTGGTCAAGTTTTAATAATATTCTGAAGTATCCTTATCAGTTTTGACTTTACTAATGATTAGACCATCTTTGCTATCAGACATTACACTTTTTCTGACACCTTCTTCATCTTCTAAATCATTCAGTACAATATTCTTACACAAGTCACTAAACCAATTATCTACGATTTGGTCTGGTTCTAGCCCATCATAACCAGATTTTGCTAGATATTCTACAAAGTGGTCATTGAAATCTAATTCAAAGAAACCTTGTCCTGGTGTATTTTCGTCTAGTTCCATTCCAACAACTCGGACATATTCTTCGCCATTGTGCGTTGCCATGTTCTTATCGTGTTCGTGTTGGTCTATATGACCATACTTGAAGTTAATCTTTTCAAGTGCGATTGCTTGTTCTTTTTCATCTGTAATTCGCCTAGCAACTGCTCTTTCTTTTTCTTCTGGCGTACCAAACCAAGTAGTTGGATTAAGTGTTTTACTCATAAGTTCTCCTTTTCATATTCAGTGAAGTCGTAATCTTTATCTCTCCAGACTTCGTTATCTCCTTCATCTAAAATTTTAATCCATTCAATGTTAAAGTCTCCTAGCCCAACTGGTGTTTCATTTTCTGGTTCATGGTCAACTGCGTTCTCACCCAAATCGTCCATTAAATCATCTAAACTTTCAGCAGTGTTTCCTTCACGTACAAAGAATTTCTTCTCAGCATCATAGTAATCAACTTCCCATAGAACTGTGAAGTTTGCCATTATCCTTCTTCCTCTAACATTTTTTCCCATGCTATAGTCATACTGTTAAACATTAAATCATAATGAAATTTTGCTCTATCTTCTTCATTTAAATCGCCACCATAGTCGGCCTCTAATACATCTGTTAATGTCTCTGCAAACTGTGGAATATCATCTTCATCTTCGATTGACTCAATATACTCACCATAAAAGTTTTCTACTGTTTCGTAATCGTTTCCTAGTTCAATCGCAAAATGTTTAATTAGTGTATCTTCTTCTACCATCCTGTTTTCTCCCACGGAACATCTTTATCACCAAAATGTCCGTATACACAATTCTCGCTATAACCATAGAACTTGAATAAATCAAATCTATCAATAATACCTTTAGGTGTTAGGTCGATATTCTCTTCAATATACTTTTGAATAGTTCTATTGTGTCCATTACTATCTACATAGATACTCGTTGGTTCTTTTACACCGATAGCATATGACAATTGAATTTGACACCAATCTGCCATATCGTCTGCTACAACATTCTTTGCTAACCACCGTGCCATATAGGCGGCACTTCGGTCGACTTTTGTGGGGTCTTTTCCACTAAAAGCACCACCACCATGGGGAGCATAGCCACCATAAGTATCAACGATAATCTTACGCCCGGTAAGTCCTGTGTCACCATCAGGACCACCAATGACAAACATGCCTGTAGGATTAATATGCCATGTAGTGTTTTCATCAATCAAATCTCCCATTACATTATTAACTGCCTCACCAACTACACTTTTAAGAAGTTGTTCAGAACCCTCGGTATGCTGTGTACTTACAACAATCTGGTCAGCACGTTTTACTTTACCACCTTCATATTGTAAACTTACTTGTGATTTCGCATCTGGTAATAGAAATTTATAAGCAGTATTTCGTTTCTCTTTGAGGTCTTTAAGTATCTCGTGTGCGTAATATATAGGTGCTGGTAGCATTGCTTCGTTGTCGTTACTCGCATAGCCAAACATAATGCCTTGGTCACCTGCACCAAAGTCATCAGTACCTAATCCAATATCACCTGATTGCGAATGTATTTCATTATAGATATTTAAATTATCCCAATGAAATCCTTCTTGTTCATAGCCAATTTCTTTAACTTTATCTCGTATAATATCTTTTACATTATCTACGTTAAAGTTCTTTACTTCACCCGCTACCGTCACGTGGTTAGTGGTTACAAGTGTTTCGATAGCAACACGAGTAGTTTCATCGCCATTCTTTAGTCCTGCATCAACTAACGCATCACTAATCTGGTCAGAAACTTTATCTGGGTGTCCATCGCTTACACTTTCGCTTGTAAAAATATAGTTATTCATTTAAATCCTTAATAAAAGTTAATAGTTATCTACTATTATACAAAATAATAGACCAAAAGTCAAGTGGTTTATGCTTACTGTTCTTGTAATATTGAGTACACATTGTACCCAGAATCCCTTAACTTAGCACCACCGCCTAGAAATTCGAGTTCCATTATACTTAGTATACTTACGATATCTGCTTCAAATCCAACGGCTAACTTAATTACGGCTTCAAGTGTCCCGCCTGTTGCGATAACATCGTCTATAACTAGTACTTTGTCACCTGGCTCTAATGCATCAACCTGTAAATGTAATTCATCCGTTCCGTATTCTAGTTCATATTGTGTAAAGATAGTTTTTCCTGGTAGTTTACCTTTCTTCCTAGCCATAGAAAAGGGTATACCCGTTGCTGAACTTAATGCACCTGCCATAGGAAAACCACGAGCATCTAGCCCAATGATTTTGTTAAACTTAATATTGTTTTCTTCAATATAGTCTGAAAACAAAGTCATTACATGTTGAAGACCTTGTGGCGCATTAAATATACTAGCCATATCCTGATAGAGTACTCCAGGCCTAGGATGGTCTGGAATAACTCTAATCAAGTTTTGAATAGTCTGTGGTGTTGGTTTTATGATAGTCACGAATTTTCTGCTAACTCTTCTTCTAGTTTTACAATCTCTTCTTTTAGGTGCAGTTTTCGTAACTTGAGTTTAGAAACAACTTGGTCGTTTGTACGCATTTTATATGCAGTAACAATTCCGTCGTCTAAATCTCTGTGTTGTTTTTTTAGATGTATGAGCCTTGTGCGTATTTTATTATCTTGGTCTGGTCTTACGGGTGTAGTCATTTACTTCTCCTATATTATAGACCTCTCATCCATATATTTATACTTTTAATTACCTGCTTTTGCTGGTAAAATATACTCGTATAAACCTAAGCCACTGTCAACTGCAATCATCATAGCACCTTGGTCTGAAATCTTCATATTCATAGTGCTTGTGTCACTTAGTCTAAGAATTGTTAACACAGTTGATAACGGGAATGACCAACCTGTCTTTAATTCACCTTCGACATTTGATGCAAATGGAAGTTCTACTTTGTCTGTTGAACTGTCACCAATGTAAAATACTAAATCACCTTTAACAGTTCGAGCAGTAAGTAATGGGTCAAACGCACCAAGAATACCTGCAAAGTATTGTAAGTCTTTGATTGCTTTTTGTGTAGGCATAATCTCTACATTCCATGCCGCACCACGAAAACTTGCAGTTTTGATTTGTGCGTCTACTAGTTCTGATACGATTACACGATATGAACTGTCAAAACCACCTGGCATAGAGAAGTTCAGTTCAGTAGTGACATCTTCGCCATTACGTGTTTCTGTTCCTACTTTAACATCTGCTACGATAGAATTACCTTCTTTGTCTTCACCAGAATAACTAAGAAGTCCATTAAGAACACCTAGTCTACCTAGACCAAACTTTCCTTCGAATTCAGGAACTGGCGTGTGTAATTTACCACGCAACACAACAGTACGGTCTTCGTCCATTGCATCGATTGTAGTTCCCTCTGTATCTGTTGTCACTTTAGCCGCTTGAATGATTCCAAGTGAGTGAGTGTGTTTTACAATATCTTTTAAAATGTCACGCATTTTTACTTCTCCTGATTAATTTAATTAATTATAACATATTTCTATGTCGGTTGTCAACCTATAAATCGAATAGATTATCAAAGGTTTCTGATGCATTTGCATCACTCATATCCCAATTTAGTACTCCAATTAGGTTATCTAGTTTCTTATCAACAATCGTCTGCTCCATTAAATCGTGGTCGAACGGCAAATCCTGAAACCATTGCGGTATCTTTGTAGCATCAATTGGATATGCTACACTCTTTAACTTGAATGTGTTAGGTTTTAGTTTACAAATGATACACTTCATACCATCTACAATCTCTACCGCATACTTGTCTTGGTTGAGTTCACGTAACATATTCCAGTTCAATGCGGCTGATACATGGCCAGGAAGATGTACTTTATCTTTCTTAGATTTGTCTCCACCATTATTCAAATCTCTTGCCATTGCCTTCTTAGCGGCATTCACTCTGTTCTTGTATGAAGTCAAGTTATTCACACGAGATTGAGAACCTTTTTCCCAACCTGGTTTTGTTCTAAATTCTTTCTTAAACTCTTTAACCATATCAATAACATCTTCTCGTGTGCCGTCAGTTAGTATCTTCAATAACACTTCACTTAGGAAGTTTTGCATATATCCAGGAGTATCAGAACGTTTAAGGTCAAGACCCATCGCTTTAATCTTTCCTGGTTTGCCATCTACATCACGGCGTTCGCCATCATCATCATAGATAAGCATCGCATATCGTTTCTTCTTAATAAAGATACCTTGTGTGGCACAGTTCTCACGACCAGCAACGATAATCTCACCTTCTTTTCTAGGAACATTAAAGAATGTTTTCATAAAGTCTGGGAAACTTTCGTTCACTTGATTCGCAACTTCATCATATAACTCTAAGACCTTGTCTTTGTTCCATTCTATAGTCCCATCATCAATCTCTTGTTTGTAAACAGGATACATTGAATAGTAAATGGAGTCTGTATCACCATAGATAACTGCTGGACCTTTATAGTCATAATGACCTGCGATAACTTCATTTGTTTTCGCACCCATATGTCGAGTAATACAACGACCCGTAAGTGTTGTACTCTGACCAATACGCTTATCATAGAAACGACAACCTTGGTTCAACAACGCACCGTATAGAGAGTTCAAGTTAATCTTTTTAACTAACTGTCGTTTATCCCAGTGAGCAATCGCAACTGCATCTCCGTCTTTAATCGCTTCTTTTTTCTTCTGTTGCATCACTTGTCGTTCTGCATACCAACGTTCTAAGAGACTTGGAATAATACCTTGAATATCTTGTTTAAATATAGTGCCATTAGCAGTGATAGTCCAGTTTAGTCCACTATTGAATATTAAATCATATGCTTCTGCGCCAGATACTGTTTGTGCTGTTTTCATGTCTTCGTATGGACTATCTTCTAAAACTAAAGTAACTCTACTTGCTTTGTCTTTCTCATTTAGAACACGAAACTCTTCTGAACTAAATGTTTCATCCCATGCTTGAGAAGAACCATATGTTTTAGCACCAGTTTTTCTGCCTTCTTTAATTCTTCCACCAATCAGTTCGTCAGTCAAGTCTGGTCGAAGTTGTCCGGCAATAGTTTCTGGTGACATATTCATCGCACGAATAACTGATGGATAAAGAGAGTTGATATCAATACCTGCTACCCACTTCTGTAAACCTTTCTTAGGAACTGCCACGAAAGCACCAGCGGCCTTCTGCATTTCTAAGTCGTGTAATTCTTCATCAGTGAAGTCAACATCATCGTCTGACCATTCACGTCTCTTTCTGTCGGGAACAACCATACCTCGTCTGTGTGCTTCGTTGATAATTGCTTGTTCAGTAACAGCAACCGCACCCATTGTTGTTTTGATGTTCACTGTGTTATCGTGTGCAATTTCGTTTGCTAGTTCGATAAATCTTAGTTTCTTATCAATCTTATCAAGTAACGCAACGTCTTGTCTGTTATATGCCACAAACTTATAGAAGTCATTGTTGTATAATTGGTCTAGTGTGCCGTCATATGCTACTTTCTTTTCACCAACTTCGTGTTCACCAATCGTATCAAGTGCGTATGAATGCATTTCGTGGTAAGTATACTTACGATAGAGTTCTAAGTAGTCTAAGTGAATTCTACCAAACAAGTCAAATGTTTCTTGTTCTTTACCATATTTTACTATCTTGCGTTTCTGAGGATATAAATCCCAAAGACACATCTTGCGTGTATGAGACTTACTTAATACTCTAGTAATTCGATTAACAGTATATGGAATATCATAACCTTCAGAGTTCCAACCAGTTAACACATCCGCATCTTCGATAACATCCATGAAATCGTTCAGCATATCCGCTTCACTTAGATAGAGTTCTGTGTTTTCAAACTGTGAACAAATACGTTGTGCTTCTTCTAACCCCTCACCTTCACGCATACCTTTTGGTGGGATTACAAGTGTGACAAGTAAATCTAGCCATTGTAAATGAACCGTGATGGCTGTAATTGGCATGAATGGGTCACTAGGGTCAGCGAAACCACGAGTGGCATCAAAGTCTGTCTCAATATCGAAGAAAGCAGTATTGAGTGTTGGCGAGTCTATACCGTTATAGTTCTCACTCAAACACTTAACTTCAGGCTTCATATCACTTTCGTAAAATGTTTTGCCTACGTTTATCTTTCGTTCTTTATGAAGGTCTTTAAGACGTTTACATTTGATTTGTCGTACTGTGTCACCGTGAATACTTTTATGGTCACCACGTGGGTCTTTCACATAGAAAGTACGCCACGCTGGATAATCATTGTAGACTCGTTTACCTTTACTTCTTTCTACAACTTGAACAATGTCTTTGTCTTTGTTGTAGAAGGCATCTACATAACTCAAAGAGTGCGACCGACTGTTTCTAAGATAGTTTCCATATCTTCAAAGTCTTGGCGAGTTTCAGCAAGTTTTGCCTTGTGTGCCACAGAGATTGCTTTGTTTAGAACCGCTGGTTTAACATCGATTTCTTCAGCAATCGCTCTTACAGTATCACGTAATCCACCTTTGAGGTCTTCACATTCTTGTAGGACTAGGCAACCTTCATTCACTAGTTGGATGAGTTTTGCTTTTTCTTCTTCATTAATTGCGTCAATTGACATATAAATCTCCTATAAGTTGGACAATAAAAAAGAGTGTTTTTACACACTCTTTATATATTAACATAAGTGACTTAATAAGTCAATAGATTTTTGTGTTTATTTGTCTTCTGCCTCTGCTTTTTTTATGGCCTGTTCTACCATATCATTCGCATATTGCTTAGATGCCGCAAGAGGATTACCAAATCCAGATTGAGCGGCTCCATATGAAATTGGATTACCGACTTTCTTTGCTAATGCTTTAACACCACCTACTGCTCTCTGTGCCATACTCTGTTTTCCTAGAGTAGTTGGAGTGGGTTTATTCTGCTTTGTCATGTTCTTAATCATCTTGCCTTGTGGACTATTTGGATGATGTTTTTTACCAGTTTTATCTTTAATACCACCAACTGCTGTTTGAACTGTTTTGACCGCCCCACCAACTTTTTTGGCTGCCCCACCAACTTTTTTGGCTGCACCGGCAACTTGAGCGCCTACTTTAGCAATACTTTCATCGAAGTCTTCTTCTGCCTCGAGGCCAAGTTGATACTGTACTTTATGAAAGGCATCATGCCACTGTTGAGCAAAATTATCTCTTATATACAACTCGTCCTCGTTTTCTGGACCATAAATTGCATCATTGGCGCCATTTTTATCAGTGTTTGCTCTTCTTTTCGCTTGAAGTTCTGTTTGTTTAGAATATGCTTCTAAGTCATTATACACCTTAGCGACTTCTGGAGGTACTGGTGAACCTTCCTTAGTAAATATTTCATCTATAGTAAGTTTCATATGACTTAGCCAGTCATCCGCAGTATATGGACTGCCGAACATGTCAAAGATATCTCCCATTTCTTCATAAACATCGTAATTAGTATTAACTAAATATTGAAGTTTTTTAATTGTTCCGTCTGTAAATGATTTATTTTCTTTAACAGTTTCTTCATTTTTAACTGCGTTTAATTTTTTTTTATTCTTTTTTGATTTTTTAGATGCGTTTACTGTATCGTTAGCATTTCCAATTGCACTTCCGACCGCATTACCAACTGCACCCGCGGCTTTTGTCGCAACTGCTTTAGTTGCCTGTTTTGCCGCACCGCCAACAACTGCTCTTCCAACTGCACCAGCAACTGCTCCAATAATTGGTAAAATCTCATCAATGCGTTTGCCTTCTTTAATACCTTCACTAAGTTTGCTAAATGCAAAGTTTGACATTTTAAGCATGCCTTCTTTAGTTCTTAGCATATCATCAATTTTTACTTTTGTTTCTGGCTTAACTGCATCGTATACTGCCGAAACTGCTGATGCTGTATATAAATCAACTTTCATCTTGCCATCGTCAAATTTGACTTGCATGTTTTGTTTGTCTGCTACAATCTTTTTAATTGTATCAATTGCTTTGTTGCTACTCTTCGGTTTCATATCCATAACTTTTAGAAATTCATCTCTAGCCGCAACTGCTTCTTCGTCTTCATTCATTGATTCTTCAAGACCCATATCTTCATAATCTCGTTCATCGTAATCATATTCCCATGCCTTTAACCAACCTTTAAGATTCTCTTTAGAACCTCTAACATCGGCAAACCACGCACCGAAGCCACTGTCTGGTGGACCTTCTTCCCATTGAGGCATTGAAATAAAGACATTAAATTTCTTCATCAACTGATAGTGTTTCTTTAACAAAGGATTCTTAGATTTGGGTGTATCTAATTCAAGGTCATACTCTACTGTAATAGTGTGAGCCTTCTGAGATACATCGATATCTCTGTTTAATTTGTCTCGCATATTCTGATTAGCCTTTTGTCTAGCCATTTCTGCGCCTTGTTGTTGCATCTGTTTTACTTCTTCTGGGTCATACTTACCTGTTTTAGGGTCTAGTCTAAGTTTGCCATCATCGTAAATATCTTCATAAAATTCTTCATCAGTTTCACCGGCTGCCATTTCTTTACAATCTGAACATCTACCATGTCCATCATTGTAGTCCATCATAGGAGCACCACAGCAATTACTTACCATACCTTCTGAATCTGTGTATTCGTCACCTGGTGAATATGATTCTTTCATACGAGCATCTAATTGAACGTCATCATAACCTTGTGCTTTATATTTGTCATATAGTCTGACTGCTTCGTCATATGATAACCAATTGTCATTAACTTCAGTGCCACCAACCCAGACTGTATATTCCATTCCAGCCCTTTCTTCGTCACTCCATTCATCATCATTGTAACCTTCTTTTTTAGAAAGTATCATATCTTTCCATTCATATCTTGGGTCACCTGCTTTAAAACGTTTCCATGCTTCAGTATTATTATCTTTGTCTGCTTGTGTTACTTGCATTCTACGACCTGAACCCGTGTGTTCGTCATTGCCTTCTGCCAAATGTGCATCGATACCTGATGTTGATTTCATTCCCCAATGTTTAGCCGCATTCTTTGCCGCATCATAAGATGATACTGCGTGAGTTTCATGTTTGCCTTTATCAGCATGAACGCAAATGTAAGGACGTTCTTTTTGTTCTATAAGTTGTGTCAGTTTCATAAGCCTTCTACCTTCTAATCATTGGTGATTTAACGGGAGTATTATATGATAAGTTGCCTACCTCGGCACTATATCCCATCTTAGTTTTCTTTTTCTTACTCTTTTTCTTTTTACTATATATACTAGCCGACGGGTCACCACTACCTAATGGTCCTGCCACAGTTGCGATACCACCCGCACTTGTCATTTCGCCTAATATCTCATATATTTTCATAATAGTATTTATCTAAATTGTCATTTAACTAGTTCATCGAAGTGAGGGAATTCAGATTTGAATGATATATTTCGTCTATTTTCTAATCTTTTAAACTCATCTGAAGCATTTTGCTTCATTTCTGAAGTTACTGTGCTATTTAATATAAGACTTCTCAGTGATTTTAACATATCAATATACTCATCTTTTTTATAAAGATTAATCATTTCATTTTCCATGTAATCTATCTGTTCAGTTACTGCTTGTGCGTGTCGTTTATCTAGCATTGTCATCGCATAATGACTAGGACCCTCTACATAATTGATATGAAACCATACTTTTGATTTGTAATCGATTGTTTTCATCTTGTCGTTTATATATACTAAAAAGTCTTTAAAATACGGCAGAGATAAAGAGTTATGGGCACATCCAAATCCTAATATTAAGTTATTTAACTTTGTTGATTCCTCGAAGAACATATCTAAATTGTTATCCCACTGTTTAAAATCTTGCCCCCACCTTACTAACTCTGAACGTCTACCGACTGCTTCACCAGATAATTGCATAATATACATTATATTTGGAGTATTCTCTACTATCTCAATAAACCTATCAAATTTGTGTTTAGGAAAACTCATAGAAGTGGTAATATATACGGTTAATTCAGTTTCTGGACTTATATTATCGTGTACCTTTGATAGATACTCTAAGAATACATACATATGTTCTGTAAAGAACGGCTCACCACCTAATAAACTGATATTGATATACTTCTCGCCTCTGAGTGTTGTATTACAGTATTCAGCGAATAACTCCATTACTTTATGAAATAGTTCTTCATCAGTATCAGGTTCTCTCTCTATTTTTAATTCTTTTTGCCATCTTGTGCTATGTTCTGGACCACAGTAGACACATGCTAGATTACATTTGTTTGTTAAGTCTAGTTCAATAAATGTTGCAGGAGTATCAAGGTCAAATAGTTCATCTTTTGGTAAATTCTTAGCCATGAATCCATTTTCCATGTATAGTGTTCTGTGACTTTCTCCTGATATATCTTCAGTATTCCAACATCCGTTACAATCTGGACACCGAATGCCATTAACTAAATCATTTTTTCGTTTTTGAAGAATAGGATGATTGAAAAGAAAATCTACACCATGTTCATTCAGGATGTCCATATCAAATGTAGTTTCTTTTATTTGGTCTAGTGTTAGATTTGTTTTACAGCACCAACTTGCTGTTCTTCTTGGTAATGATATTGTGATATCATTCCAAGTTTTATAACACATTGTGTCTTTGTTATACACTTGAATGCCTTTATCGTAGATTTTTCTTTGGAACTCCGTCTTTACTAACTTTATTGCCAAACTTAGCCGCTTGTTTCGTAATCTCGTTGGGACCTACATCAACAGTAGTGTTAATACCTGGCACTACTTTGCCTACACCACCAGTTTCGTTAGTTTTTTTTCTCTTCAAAAGATTGATTTCTTTTTGTAAGACATCAACTGCTTTTGTTAATTGGTCTATTTTAAGTTCTTGTGCCAAATCGGCAACATCACTATCTTTTTCATTAGTTTCAACATCTGCTAATAGAGCCGAAAGAATATTATCTGCTTGAGGATATTTTGTTTTCAACATATTTAATGCTCTTGTAGTTCTAGGGTCAAAGGCTTTTAAATCATCTGTCTTTTCTTGTTTTTCTTTGACTGACTCTTTACGCCCTAGTGTTGCAATACCTAAGTCTAGTAAATCTTTTCTAGTTACATTTCCTTTGTACTTGTTATACATGTTTACAAGTTCTTTCCATTGTTTCTCAGTTGGTCTAGCCATCCAACCTTTTTTAATCATATCTTTAACATCTACAAGAGTGAATTCATTTAATTCGAATTCTTCTATCTTACTTTCACCAACTACATCAAGTATAGATTCTCTATTGATACCACGTGACTTTGGTCCACCTCTTTTACGAGTTGCTTGTAGTTCTGCTTTTGTGTCAACAACTGCTTTCATCATTGACTGCATCACATCTCTGTCTAATAGACTTTGTATTTGTTCAAAGTCACCTCGTTCTGCCATCTTAGTAAGTTCTTTAAGTTTGCCAACTATACTGTCTTCTATTTGATTAAGCATAAGTCTGCCATATCCTTGAATATGTACTTCAGGATTGTTAGGGTCTTCTTTGTTCCACTTATAAATTCCAGATTCTTCATTAACTGTTTCGTTATCTGTTTTGTTATCTTTACTAAGTTTCAATGTTTTTCTAAACATATTATTTGAGTGTGCTGGTCGAAGTTTTGGCTCACCTCGTAATGGAAGAGATATAGTTCTATGTGTTGACCTTTGAGTTGGAGTAGAACGTAATCCACTTGGACCGTTCATTCTATA